ACCGATTAGTCAAAGTTGTATTGACTATTGTAATGATTTCATAAATGTGTTCCATGAAATAGAAAAGAATGATATTCTTGTTGGTGATGAAATAAAAAAACAAAACTATATGTGGTATACTGCAACAGGCAGACCAAGTAATGCATGGGATGGTTTTAACTTCTCTGCAATGAATAAAAAAGACGGTAGTAGGGATAAAATCCGTTCAAGGTTTGAAGGTGGTAAAATTGTTCAATTTGATTACGATGCTTTCCATATTAAACTATTGGCAAAGATATTAGAATATAAATTTGAAGGGCATCCATATGAACAAATACAACTTGATTTGAATATGGATATTGATTATGATGATTTCAAATCAAAAGTGTTTCAAAATATCTATGGAACAATAACTCCTGAGTTTATGAAACATCCTTTTTTCAAAACAGTTCAAGCTATGATTGATACTATGTATGAACAATATGAAACCGATGGAATGGTGAAATCTTGGTTTTATGAAAAGAGATTTAGAGATATTCAAGATGCAACACCTAACAAAGTATTTAATTATGTTCTGCAGTCATTGGAAACCGAATATAATGTTCGTAAAATAAAAAGTATCTTACCACATTTGAAAGATAAGAAATCTGTATTTATGATGTATCTATACGATGCATTCATATTCGATATTCATCCAGACGAAACAGATTTAATCAAAGTATTACAGTCTGCCTTTGAGACTGATAATATGTCAGTAAAAATTTACGTTGGCGATACATTTGGTGGTATTCTACAAATTTAGAAACATATTTATATTATGTATGAAAATTTACAAGTATAGAGAGAAAACTATTGAAGACACAATTAGTTTGTACATTCACACGAAAAAACAATGTAGGTTATACGATAGATTCCATAAGAGAAAATTTTTCCATTCTTAATAATAAAGTATTTCTGTTTAAGTCATTAGAAACACGTGAAGATTCTTTATTGTCTTACAATGTAATAATGGACACATATAAGAAGTTTTTACCAAATTCAATAATGGTTCATCAAAAACGAGAAACAAATACGATATACACCATAAACGCCCTAAATGAATTGATAATGAACTTGAACAACGGTGTGCTTGATAAGTCATATCCTATTGAATGGGAAAGATATAGAAACTGTGCTCTATTGAAAAATCGAGACGGGTTTAGAGTAGTAAAGATATTTTTAGTTAAAGTATACAGCTGGTGATATTTATATGTATATTTTTATCAATTAAAAGTGATGACAATGAAAATTAAAATCAATACTTTAATAAATGAAGTAACAAAAAGAGTTGTTGAGAGATTGAAAAACAATATGCTTTACGAAGGTAGTGGATTCGATTCCATCTTTGAAGAATTGAAAAAATCTTTGGATCAAGTTAGCATATTACCAGATAATGTAATAGATGCTAGTATGTATAAAGAACACGAAATAGTAGATGCTCTGAAAGGAATTGGTTTTCAATATAAAAAACCAATATCTGGAAAGCTTCATTTTTTCAATAAAAAAACAAGTGTTAGTTTATATCTCATACAAAATTCTTTGCGTATAACACTAATGCCATAAGGAAATATAAATGAAACGTAAGAATAAAATAAACGAAACTATAATGTTGTCTGCTATAAGTCCAATGAGTTTTATGGCATTGATAGATGCTGCGAATGTTATAGAAAAAAATAAAAATTTAATACAGTTTCTATTTCCAAATGAAAGTATGAATACTATCAGATCATGGTTCTATAAGTTTGGTGAATCCAAGGCATATAAAGAAACATCCGAAAAATTACAATCCATTGGATCTAGATTTTCTACAAATCCAACTTTAAAGGTATTGTATAAATCACTTGACACGTTAAAATCTGCATCATATAGTGAGAGTGAAAAAGAATCACATGAGGCAGATATTAGAAAAATAATAGAGAAAATTGGTTTGTTCATTAAAAAAAGACTTACAGATGATGATATTGCAGTTCTTGAAAGCATATTATCCGAACTAAACGGTGTTTCCGAAAACATATCTAAAAAAATTGATAATCAAATTGAAGGTATGGTTGCTAAAGAACAAAAGACCGAAGTAGTAGTTAGTGAAAGACTTAAAAATAAACTTCGTAAAAAGATAAAAGAAATTGTTAGAACACATCTATTATCAAAGAGATAAACTTTTATATGATAAAATTAACAGATATATTAACGGAATTGGGTATACAGAAGGGTGCTTTTCACGGTTTTGGAATGAAGCCACAAGATATGAGAGTTGATGCTTGTAATGTTGAATGGACAAGTCCAGATCAAGATACCGGATGTCCTGCATTTTCTGATTCAACTTCTATAACCACCGAAGATATTGATAAGGCAATTCTATACTTGAATGAAGAAACACCAAAAACATTGATTGCATATTCACGTGGTGGAGCAATACTTCTACAAGCGCTATCAATGGGTGCTAAAAAGCCAGATACAGTTTACCTTGTTGCTCCGGCATGGAATAGACAATGGCCAACGGTAACACTAACTGGTTCCGAAATTAGTGGAAATGGTGCAATAATTCATGGTGGTAGTGATAATATAGTTCCATTGAAACATTCTGTAATGTTGGCAAAAGCAAGTGGTATGCCTCTGTATGTTTTTGCGGGTGCAAATCATGTAAACATATTGAAAAACAAAGATAATCCAACATCAGGAAAGTGGATGAAAGATGTTATGAGTGCTAAATCATTTCATATAATGTCTGTTCTTCCTGATTGGGGTAAAACGGGCAAAGCAACTGCAGACGAACTTAAAATACAAGAAGAATTTGTTAATACAATTTAGAGAGAAAGTATATGAAACATTCATTAAAAAGTTTAGTAAATGAGGTTAGAATTAAACTTAATGAAGATGAGGGACAAGAAGAATTGAAAAAAATACTTAAAAAAGATTATCCATCTTTTGTAAAAGAATTGGGCGATAATATCAAAGATGAAAAATTTTTGAATGCAATAAAATCACTATCATCCGATTCTCCAGTTAAAACATCATCCGTTACACCGGCATGTACTGATTTACAACCAACACAAAATGAAGTAGTAATGGACAAATCATTGAGTTACCCATTGAAGGATCCTGCAAGTGCTGAAATGTATTTAAAGGGTGGTGTTGTTGCACCTGCTGGAAAATCAATAGTAACTGGCGGTGGTGGAAAATTTGTTATTGATGGACACCATAGATGGTCTCAGGTATTTTGTATAAATCCTGATGCTAAAATGAAGGCATTAGATTTAACAGACATTAAAAATCCAATAGAAGCATTGAAAGCAACTCAAATTGGCATAGCAGCTCAAACTGGTACTGTTCCAACCGCAGCCGGTGGTGGAGTAAATCTTTTTACGGTTGGCGAAAGTGAATTAAAGAAATATGTGATTGACAACATACAAGAACCTGTTGTTGAAATTTTCAAAAAATACGATAAAGGTGATACACCTGAAAAAATTGCAGATTATATTTGGGGTAATGTGCAAACATTAAAAACCCAAAGTCCACCAGTTGCAGGTGCTCCTAAGCGTGATGTTATGCCTCAAACTGACGATGCACCCGATTGGGTTGCCAACACATTTAATGTGGAAAAAATGCCAGAAGGTGTTGTAAAACGCCTGAAAAAATTGATGAACTACAATAAATGATAAAATGGGAAGTCTTCGGATTCCCCATATTTATTTATAGAAATAAAAAAATTGCTTGCTTATTAAACATTAAATTATTATATTAGTATTGTTCTATTAGACATAGCATTCTTTTAGTAACGATTAAACATTATTTATTACACATTTGGAGAAACATCATGGGTATCAACCTCGATGCAATCAAGAGTCGTTTGAACTCTCTAAAAAACACAAACAATCGCACATCTAACATTTGGAAACCCGATCCGGGTGAAACCCAAATCAGAATTGTTCCATACATCCACAACAGAGAAAATCCATTCATCGAATTGTATTTCCATTACAATTTGGGTAAGAGGTCTATTCTTTCACCTGCATCATTTGGTCGCCCAGATCCTGTGGTTGAGTTTGCTGAAAAACTTAAACAGACTGGCGATAAAGAAGATTGGGTAATGGGTAGAAAATTAGAACCAAAAATGCGTATCTATGTTCCTGTTATTGTTCGTGGTCAAGAAAATGAAGGTGTAAAGTTTTGGGGATTTGGTAAACAAATCTATGAAGAACTGCTTGCTTTCTTTGTTGATCCCGATTACGGTGATTTGTCTGATCCAAAATCTGGTCGTGACATTGTTGTTACCGTTAAGTCACCAGAAGAAGCCGGTAAGACTTATGCAGAAACAAGTATCCGTGTTAAACCAAAAGAAACACCTATTACAGAAAGTGCAGATGTTCTTGAAAAGATTAAGTCACAACCACAGATTACAGAATTGTATCCAGAGCCATCTTATGATGATTTGAAAATTCAATTGCAAACTTGGATGGGTGCTTCATCACAAGAAGAACCTGCAGCAGACCTCAATTACAAACAAGAAAAGAGTGAGAAGCCATCTACATCTGCTGAAGATGTCGGTGTTACATTTGATGATTTATTTTAATAAGGGTGAGTTATGGCAAAATCAAAGAGTGATCTTTCCGATGAACTCGGTGGGCTCATTGCCGAAACTATAAACAAACAATTCAAAGCTCAAAACATTAAAACCGCTTACTTTCTTGAAGGTGATAGTGATGCACCTACGATAGTAAAAGAATGGGTGGGAACTGGCTCAACTATGTTAGACTTGGCCATTTCCAATCGTAAGTATGGTGGTTTTCCCGTTGGTCGTGTATCTGAAATAACAGGTCTCGAACAATCTGGTAAATCATTGTTGGCAGCCCATGCACTTCTAAACACACAAAAGAAAGGTGGTCTTGCGGTTTATATTGATACCGAAAATGCAATCGCAACTGAATATCTATCTGCAATCGGTTTGAACTTAAAAGATATGTTATACATTCCATTGGAAACAGTAGAAGATATTTTTGAAACTGTTGATGTTATCATTGACAAGGTTCGTTCATCCGATAAAGATAGGTTGGTAACGATAGTAGTTGATTCAATCGCCGGTGCATCCACTAAAACAGAAATGGCTGCAGACTTTGATAAGGATGGCTATGCTACGGCAAAGGCACTTATCATTTCAAAGGCAATGAGAAAGATTACAAATCTTATCGGTAGAGAGCGTATTTGTTTGATTATTACAAACCAACTTCGTCAGAAACTAAATGCTCCGGCATTCTCTGATCCTTGGACAACACCAGGTGGCAAAGGTATTCCTTTCCATGCTTCTGTTCGTCTTCGTCTTTCTTCAATTGGTGCTATCAAAGCAAAGAGAGAAGGTCGTGATGAAATCGTTGGTTCGAGAGTTAAGGCAAAATTAGTTAAAAACCGATGTGGTCCACCACTTCGTGAATGTGAATATGAAGTTTATTTTGATAGTGGTATAGATGACTATTCTTCATGGCTAACTGTTATGAAGGAACACAATCTTGTTTCACAATCAGGTGCTTGGTATCAATGGACAGACAAAAGAACTGGAGAGGTAATCAAATTTCAATCCAAAGAATTTGTTGAAAAGATTATGAGTAATCCTGAATTGTATGATATAGTTTATGATGAAATCGCAGAGAAAGTAATTATGAAATATAAGAAACTCGATGAAGCTCGTATAGACGATGTAACACTTTCAAATGAACCATTATTACAAGATGAAGTATGAACAACAAATATCAAAGACTTTTACAAGAAATAGAAACGGAAAGACAAGAACAAGAAAACCTACATCGTGATAGTAAGGTTTTGATTGTAGATGGGATGAACCTTTTTATACGCACATTTTCTGCCATCCCAACATTAAACGAAGATGGTGTTCATGTTGGTGGACTTTCTGGTTTCTTGAAGTCTCTTGGAGCAACAATCCGTATGGTTAATCCCACGCGGGTTGTTGTGGTCTTTGATGGTAAAGGTGGTTCACAAAGAAGAAAAGAAATCTATTCAAACTATAAAGAAGGTAGGGCAATCAAGTCACGGTTAAACCGTGTAGTTGGGTTTGAAGATATTGATGATGAACAATCCTCAATGAAGTATCAACTGTTTCGTGTTTTTTCATACCTACAAAATCTGCCACTTACTATAATCTCCATTGATAAAATCGAGGCAGATGATGTGATTGCCTACCTTTCTTCTTATTTCAAAGAAAAATGTGTAATACTTTCTAATGACCGAGACTTTCTACAATTGGTTTCGGATAGGGTTAATGTTTATTTGCCAACTAAAAAGAAGATGTATACACCTGAAAACCTTTTAGAAGAAACTGGTATATGGTGTGAGAATTATATCATATACAAATCGTTACTTGGCGATAAAAGTGATAATATAGTTGGCATTCGTGGTCTCGGTGACAAAACGATACTAAAATTCTTTCCAGAATTATCAGAAAAAAGAAAAATAGATTTGGAAATGTTCGTAGAAATTTGTAAATTACATGATAATAAATCCAAAGCAATTCAAGAATTAAAGAATAACCTAAATGTATTGCAAACCAATCATAGAATTATGCAGTTGAGTGATGTTGATATTTCACAGAGCACTAAATCAACAATAAGAAATCTTGTTGATGGTGGAATAGATGCACTAAATAAGGTTGAACTTGATAAACTATTTGTAGAAGATAAGATGCAAAATGTTATGTTGAATTGGGATGTTTGGGTTCAGAAGAATTTTACAACAATAAATTCCATTAGGAACAAATATGCAGGATAATTTATCCCAGTATGGTCATACCTTTCAGACAAAAGTAGTCACTTCATTATTAAACGATAGAGCATTTTTACAACAAGTTTCCGATATTATTGAACCAAATTATTTTGAGTCTCAAGCAAATAGTTGGGTTGTTGAAAAAATAATGTCTTATTATGAGAAGTATAAAACTGCACCAACTGCTGAAGTTTTCAAGTCTGAATTGATTGCCGTTGAAGATAAAGTTTTGAAGAGCACTATTGCAGATGCTCTGAAAGAAAGTGCAAAGTATAAAGATAGTTCGGATGCCGAATATGTCAAACTAACTACACTTGAATTTTGTAAAAATCAAAAGATGAAAGTTGCAATTATTGAGTCTGTTGATTTGCTCAAGAGTGGTAAGTATGACCTTATCAAAAAGAAAGTTGATAATGCACTTAAAGCCGGAACTGATAAAGATATTGGACACGAATATCTTTTGGATATTGCAGCCCGTTATGAGGAAGGTGCAAGAACTTGTGTATCTACCGGATGGAATGTTATCGATGACATAACAAACGGTGGACTGGCTGCTGGTGAGTTGGGTGTTGTGATTGCTCCTGCCGGTGGCGGTAAGTCTTGGGGATTGGTTAGTATCGCCGCTCAAGCAGTTAAAGCCGGTAAGAGAGTTGTTTATTATACACTTGAACTCAATCAGTTTTATGTTGCAAGAAGATTTGATGCATTCTTTACAAAGATTGCTTTTCAAAATTTGAATGAAGAACATGCACAAGAAAAAATCCGTGATGCTATGGAAACAATTAAAGGTGACTTGATTGTAAAGTATTATCCAACTAAAACTGCAAGTATCACAACGATTACATCACACATTGAAAAGTGTATCAGTCAAGGTAAGGCACCTGATTTGGTTATCGTTGATTATGCAGACTTGATAAGACCATCGAAAGCCGGTGATAAGAGATTGGAACTCAATGATATTTATGAGGACTTGCGTGGTATCGGTGGAACTTATGGAATACCTATTTGGACTGCATCACAGGCAAATCGTTCTGCTCTTGAAGATGATGTTATTGAAGGTGGTAAAGTTTCAGAATCATATAATAAAATTATGATTGCAGATTTTATCATGTCACTATCACGAAAACTAAATGATAAGGTTGGTGGAACAGGCAGATGGCATATTATTAAAAACCGTTTCGGTCCCGATGGTATGACATTCCCAAGTAAAATAAATACAATGACCGGCCACATTGAAATATATGAACCAAGTTCGGATATGGGACAAAGTGTTCAGACATCAATGAAAGGTGATGTGAATGTTAAGAAAGCTCTTTCACAAAAATTCAAAGAATTAGAAGGGTTTTAATATGGCATACTTAAATTCACCAATACCAGTTATTGAGGGATATGTTAGAGGAAATTTTCTCCGTGACCAAAAAGATTCATTTGATAAAAAATTTCCTTGTTTCATATTTGGTGTTGCAACTATTCCCGGACAAGCACCACTATTTCATTTTGTCATGGAAGACGGTGCTATTTGGTGGCGAATGCCAATACATGCATTCTGTTGGAAAGACGATGCACCCGAACAAGAATTGGATGAATTGGTTTTATGGGATTCTTTTTCATATCATATAACTGCTACTCAATTTCCTTATTTGAAAAATAAGATAATGAAATTCATATCTCGCCGTAGAAAAGAATATAGTGGTAGATATTTATTTACACTTGATTGGGCTGCTAGTACAGATTCCGGAGACACGGACTATCTATTTTCCGAATACCCATCACAACACAAATGCGGTCATGTGATAATGATGGATGACGGTAACTTTGCAATACAACCAAATAATAGACTACGGTTACATGATCCTTCTTTTACAGTAAAAGAAGATTTTGTTATAGATAGAATGTATAATAGAACATTATGGACTGCCGAGAGAAATTCTCGTTGGGTAACGCCAGACACAGAAATTATGAATTATGATCATACTGATTTAGATGCGGGTGAATCAAACGAAGAACGTTCAAACATATACAACGAGAAATTAAATGATAATACGTTACAGTCACAGAAACGGAATGTTCATAGATGAAAAACATTCTTCAACATTTTTATGTGAAGTGTTCGCAAGAAGAACAAATGAATCATATCAATATATGTTTGAACATGGTTGGTTGCCTACAAAAAACAATGATTGGTTTCAAAGTAAATCATCAAGAGTAGAAATTTCAACTATATCTTCTCGTAAAAAAAATAGATTAAATAGAATAGATATATCAAAGATTGGTGATTATAGAAGTATATTCAATAATTGTAAATCTTATTATTCTGAAAGTTGTGAAGATTATCTACAAACAGTTTTGTCTTTTGACAATGAAATATATTATTTCAATTCAGAAGTTTTTTGTGTAATAAATTGGTTCGATAACATACCATTTTTTTCTGCTGTATTCGGTGGCAAAATTAAAAGAAACGGTATAACGCCTTTAACTTGTTACTATTTCATAGATAAACTAATTGGACATAATTATCCATATCTTTATATCGGTGAATGGTATAACCCATTTAATTACAAGTTCGATTATCCAAACTTTGAATGGTGGAATGGGGAAAATTGGATAAAGAAATAATTTACAAAAATACAATTTTTTTGTTTCAATCCACATACTTATTCGTATATGGTTTTAATTTAGACCTAAAAAATAACGTTTTCAATAAAAAATCAATGGAGAAATAAATGGACATTAGCAATCGCATTCTGTCTGAAATTACTGTCTATATGAAGTATGCTCGTTTCATACCCGAAAAGAATCGTAGAGAAACTTGGGAAGAATTGGTGACACGAAATAAAGAAATGCACCAAAGAAAATACCCACAACTGGTTGATGAAATAGAGAATGTGTATAAGATGGTGTATGATAAAAAAGTATTACCATCAATGCGTTCATTACAGTTTGGTGGAAAACCGATTGAGATTTCTCCAAACAGAATTTACAACTGTGCATATCTTCCGATAGATGACTGGCGTGCTTTCGGTGAAGTAATGTTTCTTCTTCTCGGTGGAACCGGTGTAGGATATTCCGTTCAGAAACATCATGTAGAAAGTTTGCCACCAATTCACAGACCTAAATCAAAAGAAAGAAGATTTCTTATTGGTGATTCCATTGAAGGTTGGGCAGATGCAATTAAAGCCGTGATGAAGTCATATTTCACCGGTGGTTCATCTATTCGTTTTGATTATTCTGATATTCGTCACAAAGGTGCAAGACTTATCACAAGTGGTGGTAAGGCACCAGGACCAGAGCCACTACGCATTTGTATTGAAAAGATTAGAGCAATACTTGACCTTAAAAATGACGGTGATCAATTATCACCTATTGAAGTTCACGATATTGTTTGTCACATTGCAGATGCAGTTCTTGCCGGTGGTATTCGCCGTGCTGCTCTTATTTCTCTTTTCTCTGCAGATGATGATGATATGATTTCATGTAAGTTTGGAAATTGGTGGGAACTCAATCCACAACGAGGCAGAGCCAATAACTCGGCAGTTCTTCTTCGTAGTAAGGTAACAGAAGAATTTTTCAAATCACTTTGGAAGAAAATAGAGTTATCAAATGCAGGTGAGCCAGGCATTTATCTTTCTAACGATAAAGATTGGGGAACAAATCCTTGTTGTGAGATTGCACTTCGCCCATTCCAATTCTGTAACTTGTGTGAGGTAAATGTTTCCGATGTTGAAAGTCAAGAAGATTTGGAAGCCAGAGTTCGTGCCGCTTCTTTTATCGGAACATTGCAGGCGGGTTATACAGACTTCCATTATCTTCGTCCAATCTGGCAAAGAACAACTGAAAAAGATGCACTTCTTGGTGTTGGTATGACAGGTATCGGTTCAGGTAAAGTTCAGAAATTAGATTTGAAAGCTGCTGCTAAGGCATCACGAGAAGAAAATGAAAGAGTTGCTGAAATCATTGGTATAAATAAATCTGCAAGAACAACAACGATTAAACCTGCTGGAACATCATCATTGACATTAGGTTGTTCATCTGGTATTCACGCATGGCACAATGATTATTATTTACGCCGTGTTCGTGTTGGTAAGAATGAGGCAATTTATACTTATCTTAAAATAAATCATCCAGAATTGGTGGAAGACGAATACTTCCGTCCACACGATACTGCTGTAATTGGTGTCCCACAAAAGGCGCCTGAAGGTTCGATACTTCGTAGTGAAAGTCCTTTGCAGTTGTTAGAACGAGTAAAGTGGTTCAATCAGAATTGGATTAAACCAGGTCACAGAACAGGTATGAACACTCACAACATATCTGCAACAGTTTCTATTCGTGAACATGAATGGGATGCAGTTGGTAATTGGATGTGGGAAAATAAAGAACATTTCAATGGTCTTTCTGTGCTCAACTACGATGGTGGATCATATATTCAGAGTCCATTTGAAGATATTACCGAAGAAAAATATAATCAGTTAATGGAAACATTACATGATGTTGATTTGAGTAATGTTGTTGAATTAGAAGACAATACAGATTTGACTGGCGAATTGGCTTGTGCCGGCGGTGCCTGCGAAATTAAGTAAGTAATAGTGTTATAGTTCTTTGGGAATAAGGAGAAAAGTTATGGAATTTTTAATGCCATTTTTGTTGGGTATATGTGCGGTTATAGTCGTGGCGTTAGTTACGGTTGTAGTTGTGGGTATGTTCAAGATTAGTAGATTAAACAAAGAACTAAATAATTTAGAGAGGTTAGTTGATACAGTAGTTAATCAATTGGATCAACGAATTACATCAACAGAGGATGATTTTAGACGAATGATTGATTCCAGAGTTGATAGTGGGCGTTCAGCTATTGAAAAAGAACATCGGTTCATACATGAAAGAATTGATAAATCACAACAAGAAGTTGTTGGTGAAATAAAATTCGTGCATGAAAGGATTGATGGGGTGAATGCTAAAATTGCCGGTTTGGGTAAAGTAAAATAAAAATAAAGTATAATTATTATTAAACACATTATCCAGAGAACTATAACACATATTTTTGATATAACATGATTAAATTAAAGAAATTATTGACAGAGGGTGGGAATATGTTTCCCGATGCCGTGGGCATTAAACAAAATGAAGTGGCGGCAACTGTCTCAAAAATTGAGACAGATGTTTTGAAACCACTCGGTCTTATTGGTTTTGGAACAGACTGTTTCATACTCGGTAGTGCAGGAAAGAAACCCGCTGACCAGTTGTCAGGTGACTTGGACATTGGTGTTTCGATGGATCAAATTGCCTCTGCTAATGGTTTGAAATTGAGTGATGTATTGGATTGGTTGATAAAGGAATTAGAAAAGATGGGATATGATGCAAAGCCACTTCGTGGGTTCTCACAAGTTTCAATTCCGTTTCCAATAGTAGGCAGAGTTACCGAAGAACCTGTGCAAGTTGATTTCATGTTATCAAACAATTTGAATTGGACACAATTTGTATATCATTCTCCAGACTTTTCAAAAGGTGAATCTAAATATAAAGGAGCATATAGAAACTTTTTATTAGCAGCAGTTGTTTCTGCTGTTGATTACAAAGTGTTAAAGAAAACTGATAAAGATGTTCCTATTGAAGTCGAGAAATATGTTATGAGACATGATAGAGGAATTTATAGATTGACAAAAAGTTTTGCTGGTAAAGGTGGGAGTATTATTAAAGCAGGTAAAACAATTGCTGGTAGTGAAAGTTTTGTTACACAAACTCCAGAAGAAATGATAAAATTCTTTTTGGGAGACCAATATACTACTGCAGATGTAACATCATTTGAAAAATTGTATGATGTTGTATTTAATAAAACAAGTAAAGTTTCAGGAATGCGAGATACAATTCGCAAGTTTTTTATACAAAGTATAACCGATGCAAAATTACCAATACCGGAAATAATGTAGGTTATATTACACACAGGAGGTTTTATGTCAAAGCAAGAAATCTATGCCCAACTAACAAACTTATTTAATGAGTTTACAGTTGCACATAATTCAACAAAAAAGAAAGATGCAGCGGCTGCTCGTAAGGCAGCAAGTGCAATTAAGAAGTTGATTACACCGTATAATCAAGCATCTGTTGCTGAAGCAAAAGCTGCTAAACCATCTAATTAACTTTTTTATTTTAATTTTTTTGGAGGTTATTATGGTAACGCTAAATTCTATTCTTCGTAGAGACAATTTGTGGGATGATGTTGTAAATCAGTTGTCAAATACACATTTTGATTTGCCTCGTTTTAATACACAAACATTAGTTAAAGACGTAGATGGAGTTCGTAACATTTATGCGGAAGTTCCTGGATGTGCAAAAGAGGATATTAACATTACGGTAAAAAATAATATCCTTAGCATAAAAGGTCACAGAAAGGTTGCAAACATCTTCGGTGAAAAAATCATCGAATTGGCTTTTGAATTACCAAACGGTAAAATGAAATACGATTTGAAAGGAATTACTGCTAGTGTTGAGAATGGTATTCTTCATATTTCAGTTCCGTATCAGAAACCTACGGAACCAGAAGAAATAACAATCAAAGTAAAATAAGATTAGATGTTAAGTTTGGGTGGTGGAAACATCACCCTTTTTTATTTACAACATATTTATATTTACAATGGTATTTTTCACAACAAGGCAATCAAATGGGATGGCATAATGTCCGAAAGAAAACCAAAAAAATACAAAGATGTGTTGGCAAAAGTATGTTTGATACTAGGGACTTTCTTCAATCCGCTTGGATTCGATGCGGCTTTTGCTTTAGTAACAAAACTTACCAAGAGCTACATCGTTACCGATATTATATTCTATTCGGTAGCGCTGTTGTTTTTTGGACTCTATTTCATATTATCCCGTAAATAAACTTTGGAGTTTGTAATGAAACCTCTTAAATTGAAAAGTCTCTTGATAAAAGAAGAAGACGAAGGACTTGGACAAAAAGTAAAAACTGCTATAAAGAAAATTCAAAAGGCAGTCGAAGAAAAGGGCGATCACACACATGCACTTATTGAGCTGGCAAAACTTGTTGGTGAAAAGAAGTGTGTTACCAAATTGGAAGCCATTAAAGAAATAGAAAAGGCCGAAGAAGGAACCCCATATTTTATAGATCAATATAAAAAAGAAATCGAAAAATCTCTAATGGATATGGTTCAAGAAAAATTCAAATCAAAAGAATATGGTGCAGTTGTAAGTTCTATTTAAAATACCGTATATGTTACATAAATAAAAGATTATCATGTCAGATAAAATAATATCACCCCAAAGAGGCGTAAGTCCATTTTCATATACAAAATATGGTTCAGAATTAGTAGAGGAAGGAGCGGAAGTTTTTAATCCGCTCCTTCCGAATGTTTCATATACTAATGCACCTGAAGCAAACATTTTTGAAGATAAACCCGTATATCTTTCATCAACATTTACAAGAAAAGAAGAAATTGATTTTAAGAACAAACGTAAAATAATTACGTTTGGTGGAACAATAATTGATAGAAAAACTACTAATGATTATTTTAAAGCAGATGGTAAACTACCGGAGTATGAATACGAGGGTGGTGAATTTACAGAAATAATATATTCATTCGATAGAGTTAGATTGGTTCCAAATAAAGATGCTAAGGGGAATCGTATACGAATAAGAGTAGGTGATAGAGTAATAAATGGATCATGGAATTTAGTTGCAGACCTTCATGTAAAATTAGTAAGATTTGTTCAGTTACCAATAATACCAAGAGTTAATGGTGCATTATTAGATCCAACTTCCCCATTATATGATGAAGAAACAGCAACAGATGTTTACAGACCATTTAAAGAAGAAATTTCTGGTATAGTTGCTCAGAATGTTACACTCGCCAGTTCAAAGTTGATTTATAGAACACGTAGATGTAGTGAAACTTCCGGTAGACCAGATGGTGTTGATTTCGATTGGTATTTTGAAATTGATGAAATAGAAACATTAGCCGGTTTAAACATAAGACAAAAATCATCAACTAGATTATCAACCGTTCCTATATTCGATGATTTTGGTGATGAAATAGGATTCGAGGGTGTATCTGAACTTCTATCTGAAAGAATACGAAATCAAGCATCTTTGGATGATGATACATCGCGTATAGTATTTACACCCGATGGTAAGGTTGAGGCACACAAAAGACCAATTGCACAACATATAATTTGGGCAAATCATAGAAGACGCATATCATGGATAGATGGTGATCCAAATCAAACTCAAACAAACTCAACAACATTCTTTTTAGAACCGCCACTTGGATTTCTAGATTCAAGTTCATTTAGTGTTGCAACTAGTCAAAGACTTTCGCCATTCCTCGTTGGTGCTGGTAATATACCAAAACTATACATATATTATGGTACTTCCGGAATAAAAAATCGTGGAAATGATACAATACTTGTTGCAAGAACTTTGTTGATAACAAACACAGAAGAAGAAGAAAAAGTAGATCGTAATTGGTTTAATTTCGATATACCCGCAGCCGGAAGACAGAATTTTCAGGTAAATGTTCCTGGCAAATTAGATTTCTATGGTATGTATACGAAATTTATAGATTGGGAATGGATCCCTGCATGGGGAAATCCAAGTTTTGCATATCAAGCTGAACAGTATTATATTAACAATCCGGATGGAACAAAATCTGGTCCGTATTATAGAACATCAAGATTTGTTGATGAAATTTTTAATGGTGGGAACGTATCACTAATTAACAACAATCAAATAAACAATCCTTTAGGTTTGAATTTAAATAACCCAAATTTACGTGCCGGTGCAATAACAACACCAACTAATGCACTTTATAGACCAACCGAATGGATAAAACCATTACCACAGTTACAAGTTGATAAAGGACAGGTTTTGTGGAATGGTGGGGTTTGGGATTTTAATAAATTTGGAACACCACCTCCTGGAACAGAAATAAGTCCTGCACCAGGCAATCAATATAAATCAAAATGGATTTTATTGGTAGACAACAATCCAACAAGCGGCTTGGATGTTCCGGGAAAACAATGGTGGGTATACCCATATACAGTTGATGTTAATAACAATGGTTATCCTCCTGGATATAAAGGAGTTAAAAATTTACCAGTTGGGACACAAATGGATAAAGATGGAAATATCTTGAAACCAATCCCAGCATCCGTTTTAGGTAATTTACGAAATGTAAATTTTGTAACTGATAAATCTATACTAGGTGGTTCAGTCGGGTGTCCTCCCGTTAATATAGATAGATTTGATATTTGGAAAGCATCTGACGCTGGTATTATATTGAATCAACAATTTAGATTTGGAGAAGAAGGATTTTTGAATGATGAATATGCAACCAGAAGGGCATTTATTAACATTGAAAATCAACGAGCACAAAATTTACTACGCGGTGATTTACAACGAAAGTATACTTCATTAAATCCCGCATACATAATACCTCCTGGAAATTATTCAGACGATAGAAAGTATTATGTTGCAGGTGGTCCTAATCCTGAATATGCAAACTACTTTTTCAGAGATATTAGATTCGTACCAACTTATGATAGAGTAACCGATTCTAAAGGTAATACTATACGTTTAGACAGAACATATGTTGAAAAAGGAGATAAAATAATTCCAGGTCCTTGGAATTTAATAGCAGATTTGTATATGTATGTTCCAACTTATGTAAATCCAACTGTTGGAGCGACTGGTGGTATAATAAGAGAATTTGTTGGAATACTTTATCCAAGTTATGTTCTGGCAGTTGGTGAATTGGTTTCAAATGTAAATATAGATTGTGATGATATATTTGGTTGGACATCCGTATCTTATGAATATAGATTTGCATTGAATCAAATTGAATCCCTTGCACCATTATCTGTATCTGGATTAACAAACCATGCTAACAATATACGATATGCATTGTCTGGAACAGATAGGGGTAGAAAATATAAAATTGGATTGCCCGGTTTAAAACCAGGAGATCCTGCAGTAGTTGGAAGAATTGAACCTTTCGTAAATAGTTTTATTCAAGGTGAAACTGGTAGACCACCAAGTGCACCATTGCGTATAATAGATATATTATTAAAACAAAATCAATTTGAAAAAATAGGAAATAAAGACTGGCAACCATATAGACAAGAGAACGAAAAATACTGGAGTTATTCATTTGGGAATCTTCCTGTATTGGTTGATAATGAGCCAAAAGGAGTTTTTGGTGAACTAAAAGTTATAGATGTTTCTAATAATAAAAACATAATAAAATATGTTGTTGCATCAGATGTGCCTTTGTTTAAAAACAAAGTAAAAGGTGTATCTGATTGTACATCTGGAAGTTGGGATTTTAGAGAAGAATACCCAAAACCACCATATGCAGACGATGTTATCTTAAAACTACCAGATTGTAATGATGCTGAATGGATGACATATAGTATAAATCCTTTAATGGAATTTAAAGAGTATGTTGATCCATCACTGCAACCATTCGGTGCAACTGATAAAACTTTAATTGGTTATGTGCCAAAAGTAACTAGAATTAAAAACGAAGAGCTTTCAGAAACGGTATTGACACGTGATCCAAGTTCACCTTGTTATGTTGGATATAAAACGGTATACGATATAACCGAATATCTCGAAGTTACCCATAGTAAGTTATGTTGGATAGATGTTTCGGATGCAGAGGCATTCTCTGATAATGTTAGATATGACGGTGAAAAATATAAAAAATATACTGCACAATTTAGTGGAAGTATTGAGTATGTAATAAAAAGAGAAGAAATTTGGGAAAAGCCAGAAAGAGTATATTGCGAATGTATAGAAGTGGCAGTACCAAGTCCATCTGTTAAGGATCCTGATGATCCATGTGGATGTAAAGAAATATATTTTGATACGATTTATAGAATTTGTGTTGATGATGGTCTGTATTATTACGAGAATAAAATAGTTCCACCTAATAAACTACCTTCATCCGTATTACCAAGACATAAAGTAAGTATTGATTGTAATGCAATTGAAATAAAAACAAATCATGCTATAAATCCAGAAACAGATATACTATATGCTAAAAAAATAATAGAACCAAAATCTATATTAAACAACACCGATACTATAAGTTGTTATCATACATCTTCAATGCAAAGAAGTTCGTCTTATGAGTATTACTATGACGTTGTTGGGTGTGAAGATTGTGGATATGAACCATATTTCGGGATAAGTTATGGTAACATTAAAGGTTCCGGATCAATATACAAAGAATACGAAGAGAATGATAGTCCAAGTAAATCGGTATATTCACAATACAGATTATTGGCACTTGAACAACCCCAAACTAAGTTTGACTTTTATACAAACGGTGTAATTGACGAATCAGTAGAAGACATATACACTATGAATTTTTATAGAAGTCATTTTAAAGACGGAATTGATCCTGGAAATTTCCAAATAAGTTTGGTGGAATTAAATGGTAATTCTGTTCCAAATAATGTTCACACTGGAAGTAATGTTCAAGTTAGTTCTTCAAATAAAGTAATAACTTTGATAGATAATTCAAATGATTTGAGTAATCAACAGTTTTGTTCAGATACACCATACTATTCATTCGATTTAGTTAGTGGTAGTTTAGTAGATGGTGTGTACAACTCACAGGCAACACATTCATACGGAACTGTTTATCCTGAATTAAACATTATTGTTTTTGACGGTAAAAAATTGAATAATGAATTAGGATTCAATACTGTTACCGGTAGTAACATCAATGGTGATAATTCATATAAATTATTTACATCAATTAGTGGTGCAGCTGCTTTGAAAAATCCTGTCAAAGTCCGTTCAGTAGTTGAAAAGAATATGACAGAATATCTACTAAGAATACCACACATGGAAGCGAATTATAGTAATAATCCAACTTATGTTATTAACGAAGGTAAGTTATCAACAAAAGGACTTATTAAAAATAAATGTTTTGTAGATAATCCTGTAACATACATAACTGCAATTGGATTGTATAGTAAAGATAATGAATTAGTTGCTATTGCTAAACCAAGTAGACCAATAAAGAAAACTGCAGATGATGAATTATATTTGAAGGTTAGATTATCAATATAAAAGGTTTTTTATGAAAAATATAGATGTTTTTAAAAAAGGTAAGGTTTTAGAAACAAGTCCGTATTATAGTTTTGAAACGGAAGATTATACTGATATGTCCTATATTATAGAATATCAAAACAAAATGTATCAGGTTATATGTGATTCTTTTGGGAAGGTTTTAGAGCCAGATGAAGAATGCTTTTCTTTTGATATTGAAGAAGATGCCAATGAAAGTTCACAATCACATTTAATTGGAATGACATCCGATTCTGGTATGTCATTATCATCTTTATTTCAAAACGTGCAAATAAATTATGATTATGATGAAGAAATATAGTATAAATGCTTGCTTTTTATGATTAAAATTACTATATTTGATATTAACAATTAACTCAATTATCAATAGTGGAAACATCTTAATGATTAAAATTAGACATTTTACAGCAACTTGGTGCCAACCTTGTAAGGCACTTTATCCAGTTATGAAAGAAATAGTTTCGGAATATCCTATGGTTGGCTATCAAAAAATAGATATTGATAATGAACCCGATATTGCACAAAGATTTGGGGTGAAGGCAGTTCCAACTATTTTATTTGAAAAAAATGGGGTGATAGTTCAACAGGTAGTAGGTCTTCAACCAAAAAATTATTATGAAAGAATCTTAAATAATCTGTAAGGTGGAATATGTCAGACTTCTTTCAATACCCAACGAAAGATGTCACCGTAACTTTACCCGAAATTGTTATCGAAAGACACGAAAACATTTGGGTAGTCCGTGATGATTTGCTTCCGGGTGGAACAAAAAGACGTTTCCTTTATAGGTATCTTCAATCTCAAACTCATGTAACCGAATGGGTATATGCTTCCCCAAGAGTTGGCTATGCTCAAGTTGCACTTGCCTATGCATGTAAAGATTTGGGATTGAAGGCAACCGTTGTTATTCCAAAGGGAAAACATTTACCACTAACCGTAGAAGCAATATCTATTGGTGCAAACATTATAGAAGTTCCTATGGGATTTCTCACCCACATCCAGCATGTTGCTAAAAAGTATGCAGTGGAAACACCCGGTGCACAATTATTACCATTTGGTCTTGACCATCCCGTTATCGTTGATGAAGCTGCTAGAATTGCTAG